AAAAAAGAACGTAGAAATCATGAAATGGTAGAGTGCTAAAATATGACCTAATGCCTCTTTGTCTTCTGTGAACCAACTATACATAAACTCAATAATTCGTCTGGTATTCTTTTCCAGAACAGATACGAGCTGTGGATGTATACTAATTTCCATTATTGGAACATCATATAAACTAATTCGGTTCCTAACACGGCAATGAGAACACCTTCAATAATAACCAAGTAATCGTTATCGTCTTCCAGATCCATGCCTGTTAAATCTTTCAGTATCTTGAAATACGGAGACACGTTCTTTGTGAGTTTACGTTCAGACACAATCAGGACACAAACGTCCAAACATATATGCTGGATGTAAAGCAGTAAAATGCAAATAAAGACTACACATTTGAACCAGAACAAAGGGTANCAAGTATGTGCAAGAACCACTATAAAAATCATAGTGGTGAGGACGAGAATATGAATGACTCCCAGAATGTAACCCAAAGCTTCACTGTCTTTGGAAATCCAGCCATACAAAAAAAGTATAGTCTTCCGGATATATGAATCCAGAGTTTCGACTATAGGTTTTTTGGCCTCCATTATTACTTAGGTCTTGCTTTATGAGGAGTATACGTAACGTCCTCGCCAATCTTGAAGTTTTCAATTTCTTGNTTCAAGTATGCGTTATCTGATACGGTTGTAGTNGTATTCCAAATTTTTATAATCGAGAAAGGTCCCTTTGGAGATACNGTAATTCCTACTAAAGTTTCCTTTCGTTGTGTAAGAAGTTCGTTAGCTATGCAGTGAACCATCAAATTAATGAACGTAGAATGAACAACCTTGTCTTCTATCTTCTTTGACCATGCACCTCCAGCTTCATTTTCTTTGGCATCCCAAAGAGGTTTGAATCCTTGTCGCATAAAGAAGAACATCCCAGACTCCCAAGCTTCCTTAGATATTGTGTCCACGACGCTCCAGAATTGCTGAGGTGTAGAAATATCAACAATTTTTATATAACTATCTAAATCATAACTTTTATTGTTCGGATCGTGATACCACAGAATCCAGCGATACTGGAGTTTTGTGGTCTCGATAATTGATCCCATTTTATACTATTATATATCTTTGTTTAAAATGGATTCGTTTTTAACAAGGCAAAAGTATACAAGAAAATATAATGAGTTTAACAGTAGCAGAAATTTATTCAGTTCGATTTGGAGTAAAGCTTGCATTGCCAAGCATAATACAAGAGAATATAGCAAAGTTACGAATTACACCAGTTGCTTTCAAACCGTTCCGACCTCCTCAAAGGGTTGCGTTCAAACCTAAACCTTCCCAGCCCGACAATTGGCGTGAAAACGTCCTTGTAGATGCTGTGAGACGAGTAAGGGAAAAAGACGATCCGGAATATGCAGAAGTTTGCGGTTGTATAAATAAGATTTCAGAGAAAACACTAGAAAAGTTATCCAAACAAATAGTTGAAAACATTCAAAAAAGAGATGAAAATTTCAGATTGCGTGTAACAACATTATTGTTTGATACCGTTATGACACAAGGTGGATTTTATGTTGATTTGATGTCCGATTGTGTAAAGAAACTTGTTGAAGCAATTCCTGAAATCAAAGAAGATATCTTAGTACAGACAGAAATGTTCCCTAAGCTTTACAACATGACCGAAACAATCACTTATCCTTCAATGGACCAAACTGGTTATTCGGATAGAATCGTAGAATGGACAAACATGAAAAACAAACGACGCGGATATGCTAAGTTCATTACAAACCTGTTTGTCCGCGACCTTCTTCCTGAAGAGGTTGTTACAACATCATTAGTCCAAGTAATTGCAGATTTGAACGATACGGCTAAACAAGCAAAGACAGATCAAACAGAAGAAAACACAACACAATTTGTGGTATTCTTGTATGAATGTGTAAACACGCTACCTGCTTCGGCAACATCTCTTCGTGAAATGATCCGAAACTGTGTGACAAGCCTTCTCGGACTGCCTCGCCCCGAACTTCCAAGTTTGAATATGCGATCAAGGTTCAAGTTGGAGGACACACTCAAATGCGTTCAGTAGTTTAAACATCAAAGCAAACGATAAAACAAATGTCTGTAGCTGTGCCTTCTGCAAGTGTCTTGCTTCGTGCAGCACAAGTATCAATGACTGAAGATAAACCTATTTATTTAGATTATTACCAGGACAGCGTCAACAAGAAATGTTGTATTGGAGTTCGCGAAACAGAAAAGTTCTTGGTCAAGTCGGACAGTGAATACACTTCCACTATCCAGAACGTTTTTAAATGTGAAACTTGTTACATTATCATGACCGAAAACAGTTTGTATATTGTATCTACAGACATTCCAATTAAAAAGGTTATGGGATCTAAACAAGAGTAATAAAGAAAGATAATGGATTTAGTGTTTCCTCCGCCCCATTATTTTTTATTTGAGCCTTTGAATGATTCAGAAACAAAAAAGCTTTGGTCCTTGTATAAAGAAAAATACGGAGACCAGTGTGAGTTTTCAGAAGTAGATGCGACACAAACAAATTCAGCTGAAACGTTTTCTCCATGGTTCGATAACTGGATTGCAAAAGTCCCCGAACGAAAGACAACAAAAATCCGTGTCTTGCTTATTTGGAACTCAGAGTTTCTAACTTATTCTTGCCAGCAAATGCTGAGACGGTCGTTAGAACAACGATCGTTCAAGTGCAGAGTTTGGTTCCACGCAGAAGATCCCACCACAATTCAACCTGCTATTTACAGTCGCTGTATCGTAAAACGAATTCCGACGTTTATACACACTCCTCTAATTATATAAAATGAAGGTCGTAGTATTCACTGATGGAGCATGCACAAATAACGGTAAGGCAGGAGCAAAAGCTTCATGGGCTTGCTGGTTTCCCGAACATCCTAAACTGTCCCAAGCTGAACGCATTCCTGAAATAGAACCACAAACAAACCAACGAGCTGAACTGATGGCTATTTCCAAGGCAGTAGAAATCATACGTGCAAACTTCCCTTTTGAAACGAATATTCAAATATATAGCGACTCAAANTACTCCATTGACTGCTTGACTACATGGTTGCCTGGATGGGTCGCAAAGAACTGGAAGACTACGCAAAATGGAGACGTCAAACATCGCGACATCATTGAACCAACCAGTACTTTGCTTTCAAAGTTTGACGGGTTCACGTTCACACACGTCAAGGCACATACAGGAAAAGACGACTACGAAAGCAAGAACAACCATATCGTAGACCGAATGGCGGTGAAAGTCATTGATCCCGAACAGGAAGATATCGTCATTGAGAGCAACACAGAAGTTGCAATTGAAGGCCTGCCCGTTTCTTTGATGGGTCCTCCTGTTTCAGATAGAGTATTGATTCAATGGTGTTTAAGTAACTTAGATAAACTAGACCAATCGGATTTGAATACTGCGTTACTTTCAACATTGACCAAGACCTTGAAGAAAAAGGGATTTGACTTATCAAAACAACGTCTACATAAAACAGCTTTGTACAGATTAATACCGTTAAATCATTTAATCACAGAAACTACAACTATAACAAAAGAAGAATGAGCGTCACAGTCTATCAATTTTGGTCTCCTACTTGCGGTCCATGCAGAGAAATCAAACCTGCATTGAACGACTTACAAGAAGAATTTGACCAGACATCGTGGATTTCTGTAAATACTAGAGAAGATCCAAATGGGTATACTCAAACATACGGCGTAAAAGTTGTTCCTACTTTAGCAGTTGTTGCAAAAGACAAAGAAGGAAAAGTGTTAACCGTAGAAAAACAATCTGGAACGAATATCGCAAATTATTACCGAATTATTCGGAACGCTTTGAAAGTTACTCAGCAATAGTGTTGGTAACTAATTTACCATCTTTGTAGATATCACATAAATACTCATCTGGCTTATCGAATTGCAAGCATTGACCAGTTACACCGGTAGGTCCTGAACCATTACTTCCCAGTGTATTTTTTTGACCCATTTCTAAGCCAGGATACGCTATATTATTGAACGCAACATCGTTCATTGTGAATTTTTCTTTACTGTAGTTTGTGAAAGACATGGGTCCTCCAGTAGTTTTGTTGAACCATACTGCTACCCAGTAAGATATAGTTCCTGCCACAATACCAACAACCCAAGCGAGAGCTATACCCTTCCATAAAATAGGTCTGCATTTATTAAAAACTACAGCTTGAGTGCGTATAATCCAAGTTTGTAGTCCTGCAAATGCAAGAAACATTGCGATAGCAATCCATGAATTGCCTGCAGAGTCGGGTTTTGCCCATAATCCATTTATGAAATAAAATCCGATCGTTAAAGTGAATACGATAATGGAAGGAGACGCAGCTGTTTGGTATCCTCCCGGTAGAGGTATATCGCATGCCGCTGGAAATACGTTACTAGGTGACGCCATTAATTTACAGCTTCTTTATTTTTTGTGTTTATGACGTCAACACATCGCGTAACGCTATATCTAACATGAAGTTTACTGCCATAGCTGAAAACCCTCCAAGAACTGGAATCAAAAAGTTACCGTTTTCAAATATTACAGATGCTAACACACAGAACATTCCTAAAGAAATAGGAAGGTAAATAACACTCGCACGAGCTATTTCCCATGTAAGACCTTCATTTCTCACCGGAGTTGATGATTTTGCTTGTTTCACAATGATCAACGATAAGATTATGATGACTACTTGTATACCTATCATAACTTGGTAGATATTTACGGACCCATATTTAGCTATTGCCCATAAGGCAGATACTCCGCCAACAACACCTAACACAATTAACAGTACATGCAAATACCATGTGCTAGATACAGTCTCTGTAACTTTTCCAGCTGCATTTTTGACACTTTCAGTTATTTTACTTCCGGTTGTTCCCATTGATTATTCCTGAGATACAAAATAACGGCAAACTACAAATGAGCGTATTCTCTAGCGACGCTTCTTGGGGAGGTAACTGTCAATCTCCACACCAAAGTCCGATTAATTTATCACAATCCTTTGCAAAGCCTTGTGACCTGTTATGTCATTTGGTTATTGATGAAGGATACAAGACATCTGCGAACGTTATAGTCAGTGATGAAGGGCTGATCTTACAAAACATGGCTGGACTTGGTTCATGTAAGTTCAACGAAGAAGGATACACTTGTAATCTTGTCCTCATAAACCATCCAAGTCATCATACCATTGAAGGTATACAAGCCGACGCAGAAGTAATGGCTATTTTTCGTAAACCAACAGGCCAGATCTTAATTGTGAGTTCATTGGTACGTGTCCATCCTAATCAGACCAATTCGTCTCAATTTTTCAATTCATTCGTAAGGTATGCGGATCCTACAAGTAATAATAAAGAAATACCTTTAGGAAACAACTGGTCTTTGTCTTTTATAGTTCCTCCTTCAAGTGAGTATTTCGTATACGACGGAAGCAATGTTGTTCCTGGATGCGAACGTGCAAAATGGGTAGTTTTTAAGTCGATGATCAATATTGACCCGAACGATTTTGCTGTGTTGGTAAACAAGGTACAAGCAGGTTCGCGTGCAGTGCAACCGTTAGGAGACCGAAACGTTTACTTCAACGAAAATAAGCAGTTACCTGGAGGTCCTATGCCCAAAGACGGAAGGGCTTACATCGTATTTCACCAAGACTTGTCTGAAAGCTTTACAAACAAAACATCTTCATCGTCAACTAACAAAAACACTGTTTCTCAAGGAGTTTCAGATTGGGTTGTTGGACAAGTCCAAGCAAACGGAGTTATTGCAATTTTTGACATTGTTCTGCTTATTATCTCCTTTATAGTAGCTGTGTATTACGGAATTATTCAGTATAAAATGTTTGATCAAATATTGTATATCAGTAAAAAAGCAGGAGAGTTTGGTTCTTACTTACGTGGTCTTGTCATCAAACCTAAACCTGCACCTATTCCAGAATCAGACACTATTTAGAATCTAGTCCAGTAAGTATCTTCTTCCTCTGTAGTATTCCATAAAGTATCTCGTTCGTTCTCGTCGTCTTCACTTGATAATTCTCCAGTTGTTCGTAAAGCCTTATCAATTTTGTTACTCAAAGAATTATTTTTCTTTTTTCTGTAATCTACAGTTTGAAATCCGTCTTCATCAACACTGGGTTTCGTAGATTCTACTGGCGATTTATTAAATGATTCTTCCGAAATATGGATAACTGATTTACGAACTCTGTTTTTTTCAAACTTGAGTTCTGGATTCTTGTGAGGTGCAATTAAAGGTTCAGTTGGGGCAGCAGATGCTTTAGATACATAGCTCGGGCCTGTATTAGGTTTTACGGGCTTTATATCTGCTACAAATTCTGGAAAATCTGATTCTTTAATAACTTCTTCTTTCTTCTTTAATGTTTCATTTGGACCTCGACGATTTCGCATGTGTGGTGGAATATAATGTGATGACGACATTTTGGTATGGTGTTAATTGAAATATTCAGATAAAATTCGTTTTGAAAAACGAACTTACGTATTAAGAGAGTTAAACAGTAAAGAATGACATTTGGAGTTTGTATTTCCGTTAACGGGTCTGTTTCAGACATCCAAATTCCTGCTAAAACTGCAGATGTGCTAGAATGGATTCGCAAAAAATATAAATCTCCTGAAATTCAGTTCCAAGGAAAACTTCAAGATCCTTTGAAAGAAACACAATGGTTATCTATTTTCTCAGCTATTTCTGAAACTCAAGAAAACGTGAATTCTCATATGCTTCCTTCTCCGTTTGACGAAGAAGTATATTCGGGCAACATTATTGTTCTTGCGTCTGAATCTGAAGACCAAGATGAATACGAACCTCAAATTTCATCATACGTGAACTTNAAATCTTCTGAATACAATACACTTTACCAAGAATGGACGTTTGCAGAACATGAAGATNACGATGATGGAGCTATACTTGAAGGAGACGAAGAAGAAGANGATGAATTAGAAGAAGATTTAGGTGAAAACGAAGAAGAAGACGAAGAACCTAAACGNGAAGTTGTTCATTCGTCACGACCAATACATGCTAATATAAAAAACGTGTTTATAGAAGTAGCAATAAGAGANAAGGCCGTTGAAAACTTTGAAGAGCTTCTTGAAAGCAACGATTTATCTAAACAGCTNGAAGACGCTATTCTTCATGTAGTTAGTGATCAAGCACTGAAGGAAGGAATAGATGTAGATTGGTCTAATCGCGTTTTCTGGAACATGTATCGCAGCAGATGTATGACCATATACGAGAACTTACGTGGAAAAGATAGTTACGTTCAAAATCCAGGAAACTGGCTAGAACAGCTGAAATCAGGTGAAGTAAATCCTCGTGCNTTTGCAGAAATGACGGCTGTTGANATGTACCCCCATCGCTGGAAAGAATCTATCGAGAAAATCATTGAAATGGAGAAGAAACTNTANACTAAAAACGACACAGCTTCTATNTTCTTATGGTGTTCTCGCTGCAAGAAGAAATCTAAATGTGACTACTATCAACTTCAAACGAGGTCGGCAGACGAACCGATGACGACGTTTGTGACTTGCCTTGAATGCGATCGTCGTTGGAAGTTTTAATGATCACGGTTGTGTGCGAGGGAGAATCGGGAATGTTTAAGGTAGGCATTGATCTATACATCGGATCAACCATGAATTCTCTCCCTGCTATGGGTGACTGATTTTCACTTGGGTAAACGTATATTGGATCCAACCCGTTCGTGATTTCCGGCTTTTTTACTTCAGGTGTTGTTTTTGCGAACTTCGCATTGAACTGTGCAATAATTCGGTCGGGAATTTGAGGACTGGTTTCTTGCAATCTTTGATTTTCGTCTCTCACTATTTTCAACATATCTTTGGCTGTCATACGTTCATTTCGTGGTAACGCAAGTTCAATTAATATGAATTTGTGTAACTTCGCATACGTTATAGACGCAATACGGTGCCCTTCAGTTCTTTTTGCCCAACCGAAATAGTTAGATACAGTTGTAAGTATGCCTATGGACAACGTTATTCCACCGAAACTATATTTGCTACTGTAGGATTCGGAAACACCATATTAAATCCCATGGATGTAGATCCAGCTAACGTTGCAAGGATAATGGACGGAATAGTGATTCCTGTATTCAGTCTAGAAAACAACTTTTCTGAACGAGTATGGAGCCAGGAGTAACATAGAGCTACTTCTCCTTCATCTGAAATAATCTTTTCGAGTTGCGAGTTCCATGTTATTTCGTTCTTTGACTCTTCATCCATTGTAAATTATTTGTATTAAATAATGGTGTGGGTCTATGATGATGTAAAGTTAGACCCTGATGAACTGAAAACAGTAGAGTTCATTCGCGAAAGGACAAAGAAAAAGGCACTTGCAGTAAAGACTGTAAAGCTTTTGAACATGTTGAAGTATGCCAACACGCATAAGTTCAAAAATGCTAATCATTTGAGAAACTCCTTTTTCTACGACACAGAACACACAAAACCTTTTTTTACGGAAGAAACCGCGGAAATTATGTTTAATTCATGTCATAAAAAGGGAGGATATTCTCAAACACATCCTGTGACAGACGAATTAATTAGAAATGGAATAACTTACATTCAATCGTTTCTTCCTGAAACTGTAAGTAATACTTCAAATGATATTTACGGTATAATAACTGGACCAGCTGTTACTATTGAAAAGTCTTTACCTTTAGTAAGAACAATATCAAATGCGTTAAAAGCCACAGCCAAAGTCGGAGAATCTACTGTTGAAACAGCCGCTGCAGATATAGCTGGTCCAGTAGGAGAAGGTATGGTTGCTCTTCCTGTAGCGTTTGTTGGATTATCTACTGCTTTTGCGGCATTTCTAGAAGACGATTTAGGAGGAGCAGCTGCTCAAATAGCGCAGGCAACTCCATTTATTGGTCCTACATTGAGCACAATCATTTCAACTATTGAAGAAAACTTCAAAGGAGGAAAACGGTTTTCAACATACAAGAATAAACGATATAAATGGCGGAAGAAAACGAAGCGAATAAGATCCGTGAAATATTAAGAGAATGGGTTTCATTGGACGACGAAGAACGCAGACTTAAACAAGAAATCAAGAAAATTCGTGAAAGAAAAACCGCTAATTCAGAAAACATATTGAAGTTCATGCGCGACAACGAAGTGGATAACTTTGCATTAGAAGGAAATGGAGTTGGTAAACTAAGTCGTTCAGTCCGAACATCCCGTCCTCCTTTGAGACGTGAAACAATAAGAACACAATTACTTATTCAATTTGCTGATCAGCCACAACGAGTTGCAGAAGCTCTTCGCCAAATTGAAGGCATTGAAGAAGGCGATGATATGACTTCAACAACCGGAACAGTCCGTGAAGTCTTACATAGATCTCTTCCACGTCAAAAAAAGACAATGGTCATGTAAAAATGTAATTTATTTCATTTTTTTATTTCGTAAATCGTGCAATCGCTTCTTTCGCAGCTAATTGCTCGGCCTGTTTCTTTGTAGGAGCAGTTCCTATTCCCAATTGCGTACCATCATCATCCACTGCTGCCATTGTAAACATATTGGTAGCAGCCGATATAACTTCGTATTTTGGTGTTCTGTGGAACTTTGCTTGAATAAGTTTCTGCAATTGTTCCTTAAAATTACGATTATTCAGAAGGATCTTCGGAATATCGATATACAATTCAATCAGACAAACTACAAAGTCATATATAATTTTGAAATTTTTATTGCAATCAGTCCATAAGGCTCCGATAAATGCTTCTAAAATATCGCCAAGCTTTTTAGTGTTTGTACGACCAGAACACATATCTTGATTGTGTCTGGAAATAACATAATACTTGTCTAGACCAATTTTTTGACTAAGTGTTCCTAAGGTTTCGTTACACACAATTTCTTTTTTCAAATCTGTCATAAATCCTTCATTTTCTTGTGGGTATCGTTCCATCAAGTAAGTTGAAACGCATGCTCCTAAAATAGAATCGCCTAAATGTTCTAATCTCTCATAAGATTCTTCAAACAAACCTAAACATTCTGTAGGTTTATCGACTAACTTCATTTTGTCACCGTTTGGAGTTACATACTCTGCACGTTTTACGTAAGATGAATGTACCATTGCGGTTTGGTAATGTTTTGTTTCTTGGACCCTGAAATCGCAATTGTGTTTATTAAGAATCGCTTGAATATCCGTTCGGGTAAACAAGCGATTTTCTGGATTGTAGGGGTTATATGTTTCTTGAAACGCAGGCATCTTTCTTAATACTTACTCTTTTTCTTTCTTAAAGTTCGTTTTCCACGACGAGATCTACCTGCAGTTCTTGGGTAAAATGTATCCACAAAACTATAAGCACTGGTTCCCAATGAAGAACGAACGACCTTATCTAGTTTCATCCAATTAGTATGAAAAAGAGCAGCTTCGTCTGGATGTTGAGCCTTCAAAGCAGTCAATGTTGAACGCAAGTTTGCTTCAATTTGAGGTTCATATCTTTCAACAAGCATAGGAATTTGTCTCAATGCTTGTTGGCGAGCCACATTTAACAACGACGACATTTAATTTTATAAAACATCTTATTCCGGAACCGTGCGTGTCAAATTAAATTCAGTAGCCACTAAATCCTGCTTGCGTTTTTGGATAATGAAGTTTGTCAATCCG